GCCGCTATTGCAGCATCGACGCTCAAGCCTATGAGTGAGTTCCAGCAATGGACAGCGGCACAGAAAGAGGAAAAGAAAGCGCTTGACGCGCAAGATGCCGTTTCAAATATAGATGACACTATTGGAGACTTTAACCGATTGAAGGCTATTCAAGCCAGAACCACAAGCGGCCCGATTGCCGGAAGCCCATTGATTGCCGCACTAAGAAAGATGGGGCCAAACTCGATAACCGGCGGCGAAGATTTACAGCGGCTTGAGAAGGGCTATAACACGCTGGCAGTCAAAGCCATTGGCGCATTCAAGGCGGGCGGAGTATCTTTTGGGCAGCTATCAAACAAGGAAGGCGAGTGGATCAAAAGCACGCAAGAAACTATCGATACCGGCGGTGACATCAACCAAGAGATGCTTGATGAAGGCTTGCGTTTGCTTAATGCGAGGAAATCCAGAATCGCGAGAGCAGCCGGTATTGAAGCGCCAACGGAAGAAACGCCAATCGACGACAAAGAAGCGGCACGGATTGAGGCCAGAAAACGCTATTTAGGGCAATGACATGGACAATAGAGAGCAGCTTTTAAAAGACTACAAGCTTGCCATTGACACCGGCGATACGGAGCTTGAGGACGCTATTGCAAAACGGCTTGAGCAAACCAAAGAGCTAACGCCACCTAGTGCATTTTTAAGCGGTGTCGGCGGCGAGACGCTAAAATCATTGGGCGGCATCGTCGATTTATTCCCAGATTCAATTAAGGGCGAAAATCCTATATTGAAGGCAGGACAGGAAGGAATCGAAAAGGCAACCGGATTCGCCGGAGGCGCAGGCAGGCTTGTCGGCGCGGCAGCGCCTTATTTTGCCTTGCCAGGCGGTAGCCTTACCAAAGTAGCTCTAGAGCAGTCCGCGCTAAGCGGGGCAACGACACCGGGCGATTTACAGCAGCGGGCGGCGGCGGCGGGCATCACCGGGTTAGTGTCTGGCGCAGCAGGCGTATTGCCTTTGGCCGCAAAGAAAGCTTACGACATTGCTTCAGTCCCGTTCACCGGCGACAAGAACGCCGCGCGGCAGATTATGAGGGAACTAGAGCGACAAGCTTTACCCACGCGAGCGCCCAGCTTTACCCGTCCGCAGCCTGCCGATATGATAGGACCACCCATTCCCAAGTTTGGCCGCGTACCTGACGTAAAACCAACGGCGGCAATGCTAACCGATGACCCTCGCTTCGTGCAACTTGAAATGAATGCCCGCGTGCGCAATCCTGCCGGTTTTTTTGCCCGTGACGCGGCGAATACAGGACAGGCATACAAAGCACTGGAACAGAACGCAAGGTCTGATATGAGCGCTAATTTGGCGCAAGACGCGCTGAATGCAAAGACGGGGCCAATGCGCGATTTGGCTTACAAATCAGCTAATGACAACGCGCAGGTATTTCGTGAGAAATTACTGGCCTATTCAGCGGCCAAGCGACAGGAACCAGGATTCAGAGAATCCGACGGCATTCCTTTGCTTAATCGTCTGGATAAAGCGCTGATTAAGTCAGTCGACCCAACGACCGGAAAAGCCGAGTCAAAATCTTTGGCGCAAGACCTTTACACGCTTAGAAAGGAATTGAAGGACAAGCTTAACCTAAAGACCTTGGCGCCTGACGAACTTACCAACGCCGCAAAATCCAATCGCAGCACCGTGGTCGAAATAACCAAGCAAATTGATGACGCGCTTGACGAAGCGTCAGGCGGCACATGGCAGAAGTACCTTGATAAGCACGGCGAAGGCATGAAGCCGATCGAGGAAGGCCGGTCGTTTCAAAACATCCTGGACAAGTTCGAGACCAGTAAAAAAGTTTTTGGCACCGACATTCCCTTGATGACCCCGGCGGCCTTGCGTAAGGCGGCGGATGCCGAGACTTACATGAACCTTGGCAAGAAAGGCTATGTATCCACCATAGGAGACACTAGCCGCGCAAAGCTGAATGATGTCATCGACATGATGAACAAGATTGAGCAGGCGCGTGCAGGCGTGCAGGCGACAGCGGGATCGCAGACGGCACCTTTATTTGCAAGCTTGGCAAAGGACGGTTTGACCGGGTTAACCGGCTCGCCCATGGTATCGAAAGGCTTAATGGCTCTAAATGCCCTAGGCGTGACGCGCGGTAAGCACGTTTTAGATGACGCCTTGTTGAATCCCGAGCGATTACAGCGGGTAATTGATACAATGAACGCTATGCAAAGGGCGCAGGCGCGGGGCAATCCGGCGCTTGATAGAATCAGACAATACAGCCAGGCCGCAAGTGCCGGGGCGATTAATCAATAAGGAGTAATTATGTCCCGCAACGGCTCAGGCGTCTACTCGCCACCAGGTTCAAGCTTTCCAGCGGTAGCAAACACGCTGATTGAAGCATCGAAATTCAATAATACAATTAACGACATTGGCACGGCGTTAACCGAATCGATTGCGCGGGATGGTCAAACGACCATTACCGCCAATATCCCGATGGCAACGTTCAAATTTACCGGGCTGGGCGCGGGATCGGCGGCGACCGATTCGGCCAGGCTTGGACAGGTACAGGACGGCTCAACGCAATGGTGCGGCACGGCCGGCGGAACGGCGGACGCGTTAACGCTTACGCCATCACCGGCTATCACGGCTTATGCAGCCGGGCAGCGCTTTGTTTTCAAGGCAAGCGCGACAAATACAAGTGTAGTGACCGTAGCGATTAGCGGGCTCGCGGCTATTCCTGTGTATAAAAGCGGCGCTAACTTAGCAGCCGGCGATATTGCGTTAGGGAATATTATCTATGAACTTTTCTTGCCCACGGCAACTTATGCTTATCTGATACCGTTAGGCCCTAATCACATCCCTAGAGGCTGGTGTGCAACATCCGCCGGATCAGCAAATGCTCATGTTCTAACGCCGGACGTAGCCATAAAAGCTTATCAGCCGGGGGCTCGATTTACTTTTTCGGCTGGTTATACCAACACGACCGCAGCCACGGTAAATATATCCGGCCTTGGCACCATAGCCATACAAAACCAAGGGGCCGCTTTAACCGGAGGCGAACTGGTTACAGGTCAATTATATGATCTTGTTATCAATGCCGCGGGGACGGCGGCGGAACTAATTCCTTTGGGTACTATATTTGCTAACGTATCCTTTACCGGCACGCCAACGGCACCAACCGCAGCCGAGGACACCAATACCACCCAGCTTGCCACGACCGCCTTTGTACTTGGACAAGCGGCAAGCCAGGCGCAAATGGAGGCGGCCAGCAGCACAACGCAGTTTGCCACGGCGGGCAATACGAATTGGCATCCAGGCGTTGCAAAAGCATGGGTTAAATGTGATGACGCAGGGTCGATTTCCGCCAGTCATAATATAACAAGCGTAACTGATACTGCTACCGGAAGAGCGACCGTAAATATAGCAACGGATTTTTCTAGCGGACATTATTCCGTCGTTGCTAGCGTTGATAGGGCAGCCAACAAATGCTATGCCGGGATTGATAATGGCTCTGGCAGCTTGGCAGCTGGCGTATTTGAGATTCAATGCGCTCAAGATGCAACTACGCTTGTTGATCCTCTATTATATTTTGCAGTTGCTTTTGGAGACCAATAAATGAAAATCGTATTTACCCGAGCCGACGGCGGCACGTCGATCATGACCCCCGGAGCGCAAGCGGCAGTAGCCAAACAGTTGCCAGAGGTCGAAGGCATGACCGAACAGGAGTATATCGAGTTCATCCGGGATCGAGACGTACCGGCGGACGCTATCAACGTGCGCATCGTGCAGGACAACGAGATACCAACGGACAGGACGTTTAGAAACGCGCTCAAGCACGACTTAACCCACGACAAAGGCCAATGCGTCGAGATAACCAAAGAGCGGCTCAGGCGCGAACGTGCGCCGTTATTGGCGGATTTGGATACACAGTATATGCGGGCAATCGAGGAGGGTAAGCCGACTGCGGTTATCGTTGCGGAAAAGAACCGATTGCGCAATATCACTTTGCTGGCACATCCCGGCTTGACGCTGGACGAACTGAAAGCACTGAAAGCACTCAAGGCATAACCATGGCCGGATTAATCGATTCTCTCAAAAAGCAACGCTTTAACGAAGGCGATTCGATGATCGCCTCCGCAGCCATGCACCCGGCTGAGGCCGCGAAGCGGCTGAAGGACTGGCTAGAGAATCAGATTAACACGGGCATGGGGATCCCGCAGTATGACGAAAGTACCGGCTTTTACCGTGACCCGACCGACGAACAGCAGCATGAAGCCGCGTTCAACTTGGCGGGATTGATGGAAACCGGATCAATGCCCTTTGCGCCCAAAAGCGCCGGCGGCACCCTTGGAACCTTTATCGGGCCGAAGGCGGCTAACTGGGACGCAAAAGCAGCAGCGGAAGCGGCCAAGATGCTTGACGAGGGCATGAATCCAACGGAGGTTTGGCGCATGAAGATGATGGGCCGGATGCCTGATAATTCCATGTTCAGCGAGATACCGGATAATGAGGCATTTTACCGGGGCAGCATGGGCGCTAATAGCGCGTATGCGAATGACGTTTACATTCATCCTGAGCTTTATCAAAATTACCCTACGCTCGAAAATATGCGCGTCAGGGAAACATCCGGCGGCGGTGGCTCCTATGATCCTTCTTCATGGGAGTTTACGATAGGGACAGGTAAAGATGCTTCATCGACCATGGCGCATGAAGGACAGCACGCCATACAGCAGCGCGAAGGATGGGCCAGGGGCGGGAGCCCGGTAAGTATTCAATTTGAATATGCCGGTAAACAAAATCCTAATACCGGTTCAAATTATACAATGCCAGAGGCTTATGATCAGGCGGTAAGCGATTATAAGCGCCTCACCGGCGAAGCCCAAGCCCGCGCCACTCAAGAACGCCTAGCCATGGATATGCTACAACGCCGCAGCAATTACCCGCTTGAAGGCGGCACGTTGGGCGGCATCCAGCTTGATCAACTCATTAACCGCTACGGCGGCGAAGGGCCGCAGCAGGGCGGCTTGTTAAATTTATTAAAAAAATAAGGATACCCCATGCCTACCCTCGAATCCAGAGTAGCACGACTTGAAGAGCGCTGCGAATCCATGCACCATTTGATAACAGACAACGGCATTGAGCGCCGCAGGCAGGCGGATCATACCAATGACATATTGGAGGAAATCCGTTCTAATATTGGCGACGTGAAGCAGAAAGTTGATACCATGCAGGGCTATGGAGCAGGGATTGCGTCTGTATTTGGTGTTATTGGGGCCGGTATTGGGTTATTATGGGATAAGATCGATGGACATTAATGATTTGGAACGCAGAGTTGAAAGGCTGGAAGAACGCGTCGAGCAAATGAGCGGATTCTCTACCGGCGTCGCCTGGGCAATCACTTGTGTCGGCGTATTGTTTGCCATTGTTTGGAATATTAAATGAGCCATCTAAAAGAACAGCTTAAATTCGAAGAAGGCTTACGGCTTAAAAAGTACAAATGTAGTGCCGGGCATTGGACAATAGGCTATGGGCATAATCTTGATAATGCGCCCTACTATGAAGGAAAGCTGATTCCTGATACCATAACAAAGGAATTCGCCGAGGAACTTCTTAATTACGACATTGGATCAACCATAGGCGACCTTCGCCAACGCTGGCCGCGTTTTGATGGATTCGACAAGGCGCGGCGCGATGCTTTCATCAACATGGCTTTCCAGATGGGCGTAAGAAAATTCATGGACTTTGAACGCATGAGAGCCGCAGCGATGGCAAGAAATTGGCCGCTAGCGTACGGTGAGGCTATGAATAGCAAATGGGCCATACACGATAGCCCTGAACGCGCAAAACGGGTTGCAGGGCAGATTTCAACCGGGCGATATTACGAGATACCAAAATGAAAATATCAGCAATCGCAATTAATAGCTTTGCAAAATGGATAGTAGGCGGCGTGCCTTTCGAGGCAGCTAAAGGAATCGTTACCGAACTCAATGATAAGGACATGACCGGCGAAGAGAAGCGCCAGGCGGCGGTCAAGACGCTGCAAACGTTTGGCTATGCTTTGGCCGGATTTCTGGTTAATCTGGCCATTGAGCTGGCCGTGGCGTGGGTTAAATCACAGGCCAACAAACCGGACTAACTCGTTAACCGATCATTACCGGGTACTGCACTGGGAAGCCGGGGCGAAACAGTCGCCGGATTCGTAACCGGCTAACTTATGTACAATCACATAAAGCTAAAACCATTATTTTATCAATCGGTAAGTTATAAATTAAAGATGCTATCCTACCGAGCCGTCCTGTATGTTTGCGCCGAAGATGCCATCCCAATATCGATCATCATTAACGATGTTGGTAACGCCGTGGATGCGCTTGAGGCTATCGAGCAGACGTACCCTAACAATCAGTTAGTATCACTTACGAGGCAACCATGAAAGATTTTTTTTTAAGCAGGGCAAAAGAGCCGTCAACATGGCGCGGACTGATTTGGTGCCTTGCATCATTCGGCGTGTTTCATTTTACGCATGATCAAGAAGGCGCAATCACAGCCCTGGCCATGGCGCTTGCCGGTGGCGGCGGCTTGTTGCCTGATAGTCTTAAACGCCTGCCAACCCGTAAAGACTAAATGCCATTTATCGGTTCAATACCTGGGCGATGTCCGTATCGCCTCCGATCGTTATGGTTTTATGCCGGGCTTTGCGTGCCGGTATTGATGCGCCAGGTTAGCTCTTCTTTATGCGTCAATCTCTACAATCATTTCTATAAAGCATTTTATAGGTATTGTAATCATTTGCATTGTCTATCCTAAAAGTTTTTTCAGTCTAAAAGTCACCCCAACCGCACAACCGCAGCCACCTAATCTATCAGTTTCGATTTCAATCAATTCATAATTTGAATCATCATCGTCGATATAAAAATTTACGCTTGATGGTATTTTGTGACTTCCGATGCTCGTTCCTCCGTCACATCCAATATCATCAGCTATATCATTTATTATTGATTGTAATTCTTTTACATACATATCATGCCATCACCGTCTTAAATTCACCCCGCTTAACACGGTATTAGAAACTACTTCTGCTCGTGAATAATCCCGATTAGGAAACACCCTCTTCGCTCTCAACAATGCACATTTTGCTGCATGTTCTGATTTGTATTTTTTTGCGCTATCTCGTACTAGGGTACGTCCAGGGTCTCCCTTCCAAGGCGCAAGCCAACAGTCACGCTCCAGTTCAACTATCCACATTTTTATATTCCATATCGCGGTTATAAGTCAGTATTATTCAATTCTTATATCTTGTTACGGATCAACCGACTTAGATGTTATTTTAGGCTTACCGCTTGAGTCAGCCAGTATTATCATGGTGTTCATACCATCACCGGCTTAAACTCTCCGCGAATAAACAACTTAGCCCAGTAACTACTTAGACTCTTTTCACCCGGCTTGCGTAATGCTTCCCAATTACGCTCAATATGAGCCTCTATTTCATCGAGTTGGTACAGGTATTCCTTTCCGCCACTTTTCGCCCTATGCTCAATTCCTACCGGAAAATCTGGATGCTTTTTCTGATAGGCATCCAGAACATACAAATCGTTAAATCCCATCTTCAACAGCACTTCATATTTGTTCAGGTATATAGTCTTTGCATTATGGCGCAGTGTCTCCAGCTTACCGCGCAATGATGCAGCTATGGTTCTATAAACCGATCTTTCTGTCTTGCTCTCGTAATGATTACAAATCTTGATTATCGTCGGCTCTACGTCAATTTCGCCTTTGTGGTTGCGAACGATAAATTCTTGCTGATACTCAATTGTGTACACATGGTCACGGGATATGCCGGCCCAACGCGCAAACTCAGATGTTGACATGAAGATTCTCATTCGTCGTCTCCTTTTGGTATAAATTTATAACAAGATATGGTTGTCTTGCACGTCCATGACGTTCCTCCATTTGACCATACCAACGGATTTCCAGCGGAGTTTACTCCAGCAAAATTAAACCGTACTCTCTCTCCTTTATTTATTTCAGCCCACCCCGGCGTATCAATCGCTATGCCGTCGTAGGGTGTTATTTCGATCAGGTCTTCGTCATTTTCTTCGCGATTAGAAATCTTTAAATCATTGTTAAATATACAAGACTGTTTTCTTCCTTTATCATCAACATACCAACCATTGTGCGGATAGTTAGCGCCAGGATTAGCATTCCATTCATAAATACCCCCAGGACGCCCGCAGCGCTGGCGGTATTGCTTTTGCTTTGGTTTGTCGGTCATTGGTTTTTTCTCCGCTTCTCTGTATTGATAATTCGGATGCCAAGAAGGCTTGATACATCGCGTCCATTCTCCATCCCTTAGCATTACTTCAATGTTTAATTTAAAATCAGAATCAACCCATTTTTTTCGCAGTTCCCAGTGAGGATCGTCCTTAATTCTGTACTATCCATGATCATCGTCAAAAGAAGGTGAATTCAACACTCTAAAATCATAATGTAAATCGTCTGTATATTCTACCGGCGGCTTTCCGATTGATTCCCAGTAAGCCTTAAATTTTGTGTAATCAGCCATTTAATCCCCCTGTAATCGCATTAGAGACCGGCGCAACGATATGATGCAACGATACCGCTGCAAAATAAAATACGACCACACAGGCCAAAACAATAATAAATTCTTTCATTTGTTATAGCTCCAATTCACCTGTTTCAAATAGCTCCTTAACCATACGCTGATGCACGGCTATTGATCCTTCAATATCTTCGTCTTGTCCAACAAATGCACCGCGCTCATTCTTATCCACATCCCATTCCCATACCATTGTTTCTGAATAAATACGGCCAAAATGAATCGCAGACGAACTTGCCCTATCTATTGTGCTTACAAAAAAGCAGATATCTTTATAAAAAACGTAAGATTGAATAAGTTTTTTATCGTTTTTCATTCCAACCCCGCAATAATTAGGCAATCGATAAAGTCGAATAGCTTAAAAACAAAGAAGCCAAAGACAAAGACACAGGCCAGAGCCAATATCGCAATTATGATATTTTCATTTGTAAGGTAATTTTTCATCTCTTCTTAAACCTCATTTCAAATTGTGCGATATGCAAATCGTCTTTTGGCTTGTCGAATACGCACAAGTTAAAGAACCTGCTCTTTGCTCTGGGTGCAGGGTTAAGCTTTAGCGATGCCGCGCGGAGGTCTGCAATATGGTTCCTCAATCTTTGTGCTCCAGTGCTAACAATTCCTGACGCTTTTGCGAAAGTTCTTCGATTTCCTTTGTCGCTTTATCTCGGGTTTCTACTATCTTTTTTTCGATAGCAACGATTTCATTGAGTATGATTGCGTTTTCATCTAAAGGATTGAACTCGATTTCCACAGGTTCGCTAATTTGTACGTCATCAGTTCCCCATGACAGTGGTAATGCTCTTTCGCATCCGTACTCTGATCTAAATACAGCCAGCGTATATTTCATTTGTTCATTCATCTCATCCACCTAAAATAAAATGCCAGACTAGGCGCTGGCTGCCCTGTTGCCATGACTTACAGCTTGTGGCGTGCCTGTTTTGATTGAAGTGCAAGGCCGGGCGTTACTACGGCTATAACAAGCACCTGCCAGGACGGGACTCATTACGATTCAAGGCTATCAATCTGCGCTTCTACGTTGCCACCTGGAATCCCCAATGGCTTTCAGCGCCGCTTGCACAAGAAGCCTATCCCCGACTTACATTCCCCCGCCTACGTTGTCCAAACTGCGGCTAAAGCGAGATAGGCTTCTTGTGTCCCCTGCTCTTACCCGGCAAGAGATTTAGGTATCCAATCAACGCCGGGAACGAAAGCGGCTAACACGCCAGCACGAGTGCTGGTTTGAACAACAATAAGGACTAGCGATTTAAACCACGTCTGTGAGCTAGCATCATGAACCGTTGTCACTTTCGATAATCCTTATTGTTGTTCATTAAGTCACGGCATCTCACCGTGCGGTCATTTCGTGCCAGTTTATAGCCGGTCTGCAATGACTAAGGTATTGGGCTATTCAGTTCTTACCAAAAAACCCCCGGCTCTGAGACCGGGGTAGGTAGGAGGTACAACATGAAACTTATCTTTTCTTTCTTTGCGCCCTGACATAAGCCATGTGCTTATGGTTGGTTGAGTGCGGCTTTTTTCCGCCTTCACCACGTGACTTATAGTTTAGTTTAGCCGATTCCATGCTTTTCATCATGGGAGGCAGGCTGGAAGCGACTATTGCTGATAATGCGTGAAAAATCGCTGATAATCTACTGAATGCAATTTCCATTTTTTTATTTCCTTGTTGGTTAATGTTGTGGCTATCTTATCTATTAAATTATTATTTGTCAATTTTTATTTTTATAATTCAATACAATCTCTTTCGCCGCCTCGCATCCCTCGGCCATGGCATAGCGATAGCCCACCGGTCTAATGTCGTTCCTGAACTCGACTTGCTCCTCGCTTAACTTCCCGCCCTTAACCCGCTTCATTTCAATCCACAGCCGCAGCTCAGGGATAAACAAGTCGGCGGCACCCGGGTGCAAGCCCATAAGCAATTGCTCAGTTCGCTCCGACATGGTTCGATAGCCATCGTTGCGTATCATCATAATAATACTGCCCGGGAACATCTGTTTGTACCAGGCGACGAAGGCTTTTTGTTCTTCTTTTTCAAGTGGGATATGGGCGGCTTCTTTTTTTTGTTGTTCATAGTCCATCGCCATCTTTTCGTTAGTTTCCAATACTCTGTCCCTATCAAGGCCAATCACTATTAATGCGCTTGCAATGTAGGCGCTTCGCTCCGCTTTTTTTATACCTTGGCGCTTCAATGAAGCGTCCAGTTGCGTCCTAAATACGTCATCACTTATTCGTCCCATATTCACCTTCCAAATAATTTAAAATAAATTCTCTATCTTCCTCCGGTTCACCCATCCATTCAGCAGGATCAAGACCAAGGCGGTATATGGCGCACTCAAAAATACCGTCGGTAATGCCCTCTTTGTGTCCGATATTTTCGGTTTTATCGGACACAATGGATTTAAGCGCGTCTAAAATACTCATAATTAATTAGCATAATGATAGGCGCACGTCCAGCACGAAAAAAGATTTTCGTTAATCGGTGACTGAGTATAAGCTTTGTCACCACAATGAGCGCAGATTCCTATCGGCGTGTGAATAATTGTTTTTTCTTCTTCGCCAGGAGCATAACTGAACGGGGAATCATTTTCATCATTATATAAATTATTATTAGTTATCAAACTCCACCTCCACCAATTCTTTAAATTTACGGTTCGCACCCGGGCGCACGGTAACCGCAACAATCTTTTTAAAATACTGTTCCGCATTATTAAGTAGATGGCACATGTTGTCCACCGTCACGCCGGCATGGCCAAGTTCATAATAGTCCTCATACCGCTTGAACAGTTCCATGACAAAATTACGCGCCTTGGCCGCCATGCCGCCTGGGTGATCAAGGCAAATATAATGTGTATGGATAAGTTCCGCATCCTGCCCGTAGATCAACATTTTAATCATTGGGATCGAGTCTTTGCGGCTGTAGGATTTCGTGTAAACGACTCCTTCCACGTCATAGCGTATTGTTTCGGCCTCCACTTTAGCCGCCAATATTTGAGCTTTCGAGCGCATGGAATACTTGCCCTCTTCATTTTCACTGATAAACTCCCCGCCGCATTTGCGGCAAAACTTGGCGGCTAGTATATTGGCGTAATTGCATTCCTGGCCGCGCTTGTACTGCACGCCTTCAAACTCTACAGACTCATCCAGAATCAACGTACAAAGCTTCTTAGGCGCTTCGCCACGGCGTTTCTTGGTTTTTGGCGGTAGCGTTGCATCTATGGGCCCGTGGCGCTCGATATTGCTGCCATAATCGATGACATATCCCAATGCTTTATCATCATGCGCACGGATAACCCTGCCGACCATCTGCACATAAAGACCCAGGCTCATGGTCGCCCGCATCAGTACGACGCAATCCAGCGCGGTATGGTCAAATCCCGTGGTCAATACGCCGACATTAACAACGTAACGCTTGCCGGTTCCATGCTTGATCCAGTCGATTGTCTCCCGCCTCTCCTTATCGCCCATGTCGCCATGCACCAGGCGCATACTTGGATCATTCCACTCGCTCAGGATATGGCGTGCGTTGGTCAGATTGGAGGCGAATATTAGCGCCGTTTGAATGTTATGCGCCGCAAACTTAACGCCCATGTCCGCAACCGCATCCTTAACGATGGCATCGAATTTAACGCCCATCTGGTCAGTATTGTAATCGCCTTGGCTTGTAACAGAAACGCCAGCCATGTCCGCTTCCACGTCGCCCGATATAGATTCAACATGGCTCAGGTAGCCTTCCTTAATCATCGTCGGTATATGCGTTTCATAGGCCATGCCGGTGAACAGCGCCTTGCCTTTAAAGCAATCATTATGCAACATCCCTTGCTCCATCCGGTACGGCGTGGCGGTCAGGCCGATAATCTTCATGGATGGATTAAGGCGCAGCAGCGAGCGGATGATTTTCCAATAGCTCGAATCCTGATCAGGATTTATTCCATGCGCCTCGTCGCATATGAGTAAATTAAACGCCCCGCTGTGCGCCCTACGCCGCAAAAAAGACGTATAGGTAGCAATGACGGCCTTGCGGTCAACTTGCGCCCTGTGCAGCTTGGCGCAGCAGATGCCTAATAGTTCAGGTTTATCGACATAATGCCATGCCTCTTCGTAGTTTTGTTCGCACAGTTCTTTCGACGGTACCAACTGCAAAACCCGCCCGCCCTGATTCAGCACCTTGTTGGTTATCATGGCTGCAACTAGGGATTTGCCAGACCCTGTACACATCGACGCATACGGTATTTCAAATCCATTGGCCGTTCCTGGACGTGGCTTTAGCGCGGATTTTATCAGGGAATTATAGGCGTCGCGCTGGTAATACCTAGGCGTCTTTTTCATCTACAGACACCATTGGTATGTCTCTCCATTTTTTTAGCTCTTCATCAAAATATTGCAATACTTTCATATAATGAGGATGAATATCATCTATTGCAGACGGGTGATTCCCGTTATTTCTACTGTTCCTAACGACTAGCCATCTAAGTTTCATAATTCCACCATAAAAAAAGCCGACCTTTGCATGTTCAGACAGGCGAGAACACCTCATGCAAAAAAGTCGGCTTTGTTTAAATTCTCTTGAACGGGTCTGACTCCGTGGATTGATTATAGGCTGTTTTATTTTACGAGTAAATAAGGTGTTCTAACCAGCTCAACGCCGTCGTACTCATTACCGGCATCAAGATATTCTTTTATTTTATCTTTTCTGGGGCGCAATATTGTTAATGAATCATAGCAGTCTATTGGTAAATTTTTACAATCACCCGCCTCATAAGTGATACTTTTTATATCTGATCCTTCCAGATATACCGACTCGCGCCCGGCTGACCAGGTGATACTACACACGTCGCCTTCCACCTTCTTAATGCCAAACTGTTCCATTGCAGACTTGATAAAGTCCTCTAGCCGCGCCTCTACATTGGCAGCGGTCTTGGCCCGCGCCTGGGCGCGTTTAACCGCCTCTTTGCGTGCTTCGGTCATGTCTTTTGCCTCCCTCAGTAATCCGGACAAGAATTTAAGCTTTTGTTCGACCGAGCCGTAGATTTTGTTAAGATCGACATGTATCTGTTCAGCCTCATCCGACCCTTCTTCTTGCCAGTACAGTTGCGCTAAAAGCTCTTGTTGCTCTTTGTTTAAGTCGTTTATTGTTGCCATTTTTTTATCCTACTATTTTCAAAAATTGTTCTTTTTGTGCAGCCCCTGCCGCAGCCCCTGCCGCAGCCCATGCCGCAGCCCCTGCCGCAGCCCCTGCCGCAGCCCATGCCGCATTCCATGCCGCATCACTTGCCGCAGCCCATGCCGCATCACTTGCCGCAGCCCCTGCCGCAGCCCATGCCACAGCCCATGCCGCATTCCATGCCGCATATAGTTCGTCCTTCGTAGCATCCCCATTTGCAAATCTTTCAGCAATATCAATCGCCTTAATGCTACGTTCATCAGTCATTAAATGCTGCACTTGTCGAGCGCACCAAACGGCAAACAGCCTCCATTCCTTATCATAGCCTTCAACCGTGCGACAGCACCAAATCGCGTCTTCAATACCATTCGATTCAACAATAACGCTAAACGGAAGTGATTCGTCGTCTGCCTTGGTTTTATCCAAATGCTTTAAAAGCTTAGACCATCCTGATTCGCAAGGACTACATGCGCGTATTTTATTGAGTGTTGTACAGATCATTTTACCCCCCAAAAAAGGGCGGCAATGCCGCCCGGTTAAAATTAAAAAATATCCAAATCGTCGTCCGATCCAGGCTCTCTAAAGCCTTGCGACTCCGCCTTAACATCAGCCGCCTTAGCCTCCTCACGCGCCCCCGGCTTTGGCGCAATGCCTCGCACCCAGTTCCCCGTCATAACTTCGCCGGTTTCTTCGCCAGTTTCTCTATCCTTTAGTTTAAACTCATATTCCGCAAACGTGGCAATCAAAACACCGCCATTCAATGCGCGAGCCAACAATGGATTATTGTCCACTATCGACTTGCCTGCCGCATCGGCCTTGGCTAACTCGCCTTTACACAGCGTGTCATACGTCATCAGCATATCCAGCGCCGCGTCCCGTGTCTTATCTTTGTCGTCAAAAACCTTCAAGGCGTGATCGACCTTAAAGTTTCGATACGTCCCCGGTTCCGTTACATGCAGCGTGACCAGTACAACCTTTTTATTTTGCTTTTCAGCCCACACCGCGCCTGCAATGGCACATTGCAACTGTGTTCCATCAGGAATCAATTTTTGAAAACCGCCAACTGACGCGGTGTTCTTTTTTTCAACGGCGCTGCCGTCGGATTTTTGGAAAAAGCTCATGCTTGTTTTGCCTCTTTGGTTAGTTTTTGTGAAGGTTTAAGCTCGACGGTATAGTCGAGCGCGGTTAGTGATTCCAGCAGCGCTGGAGTCATGCCGTCGAAGTTGATATGGCCTATGACGTTCGATAATGATGACGTACGCGTAGGGTTGTTTACGTGGTTTTTTATGATTTCAAATCTCATTGATATACATCACTCCAAAGTTTGATTAATGTAGGATTAGAGCGGTTTTTTAACAGCTCTTCCTCTGTCTCCGAAGGCTCAATCTCATAGAAATGATCGAGATTGACCCGAGACTTGGCAAAGAAAGTACCGGCGGGCTTGGTGTAGATTACCCGGCTGATTTGTCCAGATGTAGCAATCTGTTTGTTCTTGCCACCGGCGCCTTTAACCACGGTAGTCGGGTTCTCGCCCTGTATAAAGAACACGTTATGGGCGCGTGCCTCAAGCAAGCCGCGGACATTGGTATTTTCACCCGCCGGGGCATTGATACCGACCCGGCTGTAATAGTCGCCAGACTCAAGATTGACGTTAAATGACACGTCATGGGCAATTAGAATAACATGCAGACCTTTCTTCAAGAGCTGGTCGAATCCGGCTAAAAGTTTGCCGTAGTAGGGAAACTCCATCGATACGCCACGGCCAAAGGCTTTTAGATCGGTGCCTTTATTGTCGTTTTCAACATCCTCCGTCACGCACTCGCGGAACGTGCCGATATTATCGAAAATGACCGTCTTGCGACTGTGCTCCGATTTAAGCAGCTTGGCAATCGCCCCGAACACAAAGTCCAAAGGAGCCATACCGGACGGACATTGAAACGCCGGGATTCCGTTAGCCACCATGCGCTCATGTCCGGTCTCACGGCCAATGGGTATGATTACCGGATCAGGCGAGTAGCACGCTGCCGTAGTTTTTCCTAAACCACCCTTGCCGTAAATTACCGTAAACTGCGGATGCTTTTCGGACTTTGGTATAAGTCCAATCGACTCAAAGTCGATTTTGTTTAAATCCTTGATAGCCATTACTTCCCATCCTCGCTGTCCGCCAGCTTTAACCGGATGGCATCGGCTATCCATTTAGACAAGCCCATGGATGCCTTGGCCGCTGCAATCTTTATCGGCGTATGCAGCGCCAGCGGCAAAGATGCTTGAAAAGCGTCTTTCTTTTTCTTTGATGTTTCCATCTTTATTCCTTTTTTTGTTAAGTTCGACGACACTATATCATAATAATAAAATTATGAAAATTATTTTTTAATTTCCCAACAATAATCCGAATATTCCCCAACAAGCCCAAGCTCAATCAATCGCTCTTTACTGCGTCTAAAGGTATCTTTGATTGACCTGGGCTTTAATTCCTCCAGTGTAAATTTAGATTCCTCGCGCCAATGCGCCAAGTTAACAATCTTTTCAATGCCGATAAACTCATCTCTATCGCGCCAGGCCGACGGTGTTTCCCGACCAAAATTGGTTAATGCCATTCTTAGCGCAGTTAAAACACTGTCATCGTTTTTGCTCAGCATATTAAATTTCGCCCCTCTTTCCCGGCTTGATAATTCCAGCACCAGACTGCCTATAGGTTCCCCGTCCTCGTCAACCCTATCAAGGTCTACCGGCCTAAATACAAATTCCATATCGTCGGCTTTTTTGGCGTTTTTTTGTTTTTTACAGGATAGGTTGACGATAGATTCATTGTTTTTGTCACGCGTTACAATAAACTCCCCCTCGCACGCCGCAGGCAGTGATGTGTTTCCACGCGCACGCTGGGGATCGGCATGACCGGTATGGTGGATGATGATAATAGTCTTGCCAGTGCTTCTAAAATGATCGTCAATCGATGAGATAAAGGCAGTCATATCCCGTGTGCTATTTTCGTCCCCGTCGCCAAAATTTCTATTTAAGGTATCGATTACAATCACCCCGGCATCAGGGCAAAGCTTATCTACAGCTACCTTGACCCATGCCGCATTGATCCGGTCATTAATACGAGCGGGAGAGGCGGACAGGTACAGATTTTCAGGACACCTTAAATCATAATGCCGGGACAGGGCGTCGAATCGATCGCCAATGCCGCTATGCCCCTCACCTGCCAAGACAATGACCGGCATTTGTAAGCCTTTGCAGCCTTGCCAATCCAGCCCTGCGGCAATACAAAAGGCCATATCGAAGGCGATAAACGATTTACCTGATCCATAAGGACCGGAGATTAAGCTGACCCCGCCTTGCTCAATCACGCCCTTAATCGCCCATTTGATATTTATTGGGTTTTCGACTAATTGGCGGATGGGTATCAGTTTAAAATCGTCAATATCATCTGTGTCGCCTTGGGCGACAGAAGGCGACACCGGCGATTTTTTAACCGTATCGCCCGGTAATTTTTTACGCGGATTTAACCAGCCGCGAGACGTAGCCTCATGGAATACGCTTTTATAGCCGATGGTTGTCGGTGCGAAGGATTGCCATTTTTTTGCCGATTCCACCGGATCAAATGACTCTGAGGTACTCGACCATTCCAGCCACAGGCCGCGCCCTTGGTCCCCCATGGATTTAAGCGCCATACCGATTTCAATCCACAAATGATAGTCGTCGGCATGTAACGAAAAAAGCGCCGAGCGCAGGTCGGCTATCAGGTTGTTTGAGCTGTCGATGACAGGTGCTGTAGAACGGTCTGGTTTTGGCTTAACAACGGGAGGGAATGACGATAAAACAACATCCCGATGATAAGGAAGGCTTGACGATTCGTGAATTATAGATACCTTGTGCGGCTCTTTTTTTTGGTGATAAAACCCCGGCAGGCGTAGGACACGCGCCACATCCTTAGCGCTCTTATCACTGCCATAGTCCGCTATCAACCGCTCCTGTAGCGCGGTAAACTCGTCCTTTTCGATGCCGTCACAGAGAAAATAATAATGCGCTTTACCGGGACTTGATTCCACGACGATATGAGGATCGAGCGGAAGCGCCTTGGGTAATCCCTCGTCATTTTCATTGAACAAGCAGCGTATGCGTTCGACTGATTGGTTATTACGGCCGGTGCCGTTTCCGGCATTGACCATAACGAAGATGCCGGCGCCTTGGTCGTTGAGCTTGCATAGCTGGGGGAATAGCGCGCTTATATCACCATGCAGCCAGCTCGCCAAGGGATCGCTCCCATTGGTTTTTTTATCGCTAAACGTTTGAAAAGTAAATTGCTGTGCGGTTTCGTCCAGCAGGTTTAGGAAATGTTTGGCTTCCTCTAAACTTTGCCGCATGTTTTGGCCCCTATATAGACGGTAGTGTAGGCATCGCCATGGGCTACACACGGCCATATAGGGTTATCGTTTGATTCAAGCCACTGGAGAGCTTTATCGGATTGCGGCTCGAACAGCTTGAGTTCGTCCGGTATGGCATGGGGAGAGTAGCGCCTGATTTGTTTACGGCCGTCGGCAATGATTTGCCAAGCCAGATAAATATCGATGCGACGGGATTGCTCAAAAACGTGCAGGATAGACATGGATTTTCCCTTTTTTTATTGTACCCCGCGAATAAATGAACGCTGAGTCCAGGCGGGAAAACTGGATTTCGGGAGCTACCCTATCAGCGTGAGGGCGAATATTAATGCATTTGTTTTAAAATAAACAGCCTTTTTATGATTAAAATAAGTCAGCGTCTAACGCCTACAATACCTTGTAAAAGGCGACAAACGCCCTTTGTCGCCCAGGGCGATTTTATCGATATTTTTATGACTAACGGCTAGAATACCCACGAAAAGGCGACAAATGGCGATTTTGAGTTTGTCGCCCTGGGCGACAGATTGATTTTTTATCTGATTTTTAGATAATGATTGCATAAAAACAACAAAAAAATCATATAAACCACAATATTTTTTATGACTAACGCCTAAACTACCCAACAAAAGGCGACAAAAGGCGACAATCGCCCTGGGCGACACGCCATTTTGGTGTAGCCTTGGGCGATAAAAGGCTACAACCCCCCTTAAGGGGGGTGTAGCTTGTCGCCACACTGTCGCCCTATGCTTTGTCGTCTAAAAAACAATCTATACAAATAATAAATTTATGCTATAGTGTTATCGACATCAGGGTAGCGCCCATCCATCAGCCGAATCCTCATTGCAGAGTGAGGGATTGGGAAAAGAACCCGGCTAACCTACCGGCTAACGATTTAATGCTATCGCGTAAAACTTGCCGCACTGTCCCTATTTCATCGGTGCGGGGTAAAATAATCCCGTTTTGGTATGGGTAACAAGGCCGGAAGGCGCGTAATTTTAAGCCGGCACGTGTGTAATTAAATCAGGGTTACATTTTTTAAATTACAGTGGTGTTTTTATGGAAACTTTTTATTGCAATAGATGCGGCCGACACAAGAATATTGAATTAAAAATAGACAGGCATGGACACAAACCTGTTTGTAAATTATGTGACGAAAAAGCAAACAAAAAGAAGATGGCAAACGAAAAGTCACGAATTAGTGTCGGAAAATTTGCTCAAAAATCCTATGCAAAAGGCGTGATGATTTATATTAATGAGGATTAAAATGAAACTTGAAATTGATTTAGACTTTGAAAATATTGAAGATGGCGACGGGGATGACTCCGTAATTTCGGCGGTAATTGAATTGATAGATGATATTGAAGAAGATATTAGGTACCGTGTAACCGAGTTTCTGGTTGAGCGCAATAAAAGACTGCGTTCATTGGTAAATTTTTGCAATACAGGCGAATTTTTATGAAAGCAATACATGACACAAGGGTAATTGGAGTTTTATCCGTGTGGCTTATCCTGTTGCCGATAATCGCCTTTTTACCAGCGGATGTTCGGTGGCATATAGAGCGGGATTTTGTTTACTATGCGTTTGGCGAGGGCCCGCATAGCTTTGATGACTGGTATCATGTGTTTATGTTGATTATTGTGCTGATAAGCATTATGGTGTTGTTTATTTGAAACGGATTATAGTAAATAATGGCAGGTAGAGGTGCACCAAAGGGACGACCCAAGCCGGAAGGAGCTGGCAGGGCTAAGGGAACGCTGAATAAAAACACAGCCGACCTTAAAGCAATGGCTTTTGCCGCGCTTAACTCAGGCGAAGGCGGACAGGCATTCCTTGAGCAGCAAAAGCGTGATAATCCCGTGGCATTCCTGAACTTCATTGCCAAGTTTGTGCCACGGGATTTGAACGTGGGCGGACAGGAGGACAATCCGATCAAGCATATCATTGCCACCGCTCCCATCCTGACGCCTGAACAATGGATGGCGACATTCGGCCCGCCTAAATGATGTGGCAACCACAGCCGGGTGCCCAAGCCGCCGCGTTTTCCGCGCGCTGGGTCGATGAATTATTCTATGGCGGCGAGCGCGGCGGCGGCAAGTCCGATTTCCAGCTAGGCTATCAGGAGGATGCAGCGCTCAGGTACGAAGGCAAGTCACGCGGCATCATGTTCCGTAAGACTTACGCCGAACTAGAGGAACTGCAAAGCCGCGCCATGGAATTGTTCCCCGCAACCGGGGCGGTCTACAAAACCCAATCATCAGCGCAATATCCCTACACCAATTCCTGGTACTGGCCTAATGGCGCAACTGTGAAAATGCGCTATATTGAGCACGAACGCGACTATGGCCGATACCACGGTCATCAATACTCCCACCAAAGCTTTGATGAAGTCACCGAGTACCCAACGCCAAACGGCATGATTAAGATGTTTTCATGCCTGCGTAACGCCAACGGCGTGCCATGCTCCATACGCTCGACCGGCAATCCCGGTGGTGTCGGCCACGGCTGGGTAAAGGCGCGTTATATCGACAATGGCTCGTATCCGCTAACGCTCTATCGCGACCCTGAAAGCGACTTCTCCCGTATGTTCGTGCCATCCAGGACGGCCGACAATCAAATACTTCTAGGCAGCGATCCGAACTATATCGGCCGCATCATTGCCGCCACCAATGGCAACGAGGCATTGCGCAAGGCGTGGCTGGAAGGCGATTGGAATATCGTGGCCGGGGCATTCTTCGATTGCTGGTCGCTATCGCGCCATATAATCAGGCCGTTTGACATCCCAGAGACATGGCATAAGTTCATCTCAGGAGACTGGGGCAGCGCTAGGCCGTTCTCTTTCGGATGGTGGACTATTGTTGGAGACGATTACCGCACCGAAGAGGGCTTGATATTGCCGCGCGGATGCCTCGTACGTTTTCAGGAATGGTACGGCATGAAAAACAACGAACACGGGCAACCACTATTCAATATCGGCTTAAAACTCACAGCCGAGGAGGTTGGTGTCGGCATCGCCGAGCGTAGCCGAGGCCATAACATGGGCCTGGGCGTGCTTGACCCGGCGGCGTTTAGCGAGGACGGCGGTCCATCGATTGCCGAGCGCATACGCAAGTCCGCCGATTCCATCCAGAAATCCAGCGTCCGCTTTAGGCGTGCCGACAATGCCCGCGTTCCAAGGCGCGGCGCTATGGGCGGCTGGGATCAAATGCGGTCACGTCTGATAGGCGAATCGACAGACCGGCCCATGCTGGTCTTTTTCAATAATTGCCGTGATTCAATCCGCACCATCCCTATTTTGCAGCATGACGCTGACAATCTCGAAGACCTTGATACCCAGCAGGAAGACCACGCCGCCGACGAAGTGCGCTATGCGTGCATGAGCCGTCCGTATGCACGTAAGATTCAAGACAATACATTGATTGACCAAAATCTAATTAGTGCTAGTATAGCGAACATAAGTATGGGTAAAATCACGCAAAACCACCTAAAGGCCATGAAAGCCAGGCGAGAAAACGCACTATGAGCGAGCCAATGAACACAGACCTAGCCTACTGGCTTAACGAAATCGACGACGCCAAGAAGCGTGACGAGGATTATGTTAGGGACGGCGACCGCATCCTTGATATTTATTCTTGCAAGGACGAAAAGAAGGTTCCTTTCAACGTATTATTCAGCAATACCGATACCCTCCTTCCCGCCCTGTTCTCTTCCACCCCGCGCCCGGTAGTCCAGCGGCGTTTCAAAGACGAAGACCCTATCGGGAAAGCGGCTGCAATGGCCGGCACACGGATGTTGGAATATTTGATCGATACCAATATCGACGGCTACGAAACCTTTAACGAAGGCGTGCAGAAAGCCGTCATTGATGCCATATTACCTGGGCGCGGCATTACCGCAGTCAAGTATGATGCCGAAATCAACGAAGAGGACACCGACAATGAAGAACAAGAAACCGACGACACCGAAGAAGATGCCACCGAAACGGGGCCGCTGCTAGAGAAAGAAAGCGAGCTTGTTTGTATCGATGCAAAAGAATGGGACCGCGTCCTTTTCGGTTATTCCAAAAAGTGGTCAACCACGCCCTGGATTGCATTCGAGCAATCCATCGATAAGCCGGAGGCCGTCCGGTTATTTGGCGCATCAATAGCCAACAAAATACAGTACACCAAGGACAACGACCAACCCGACGATGATAAAACCAAAGGCGACGAAGAGAACCAAGGCGGGCGCAAGACAGCCGTTATCTATCAAATATGGGACAAGGCAAACGGGCGCAAGGTGCGTTATGTCTCGCGCCATTACAAGGACGGCTTTCTAAAGGTAGAAGATGACCCGCTGGAGCTGACCGGGTTCTATCCCATACCCAAACCGCTGTGTATCGTCGCTCAGTCGGTAGACAATGCGCCGATAGCGTCCTATCTTTTTTACGAAACTCAGGCCAAGGAACTCAACGAACTGACCCGGCGCATAACGCTCTTAGCCAAGGCCATCAAAGCCAAAGGCATATATGACGCCGAGCTGGGCGATGACATTGCCAATATGATGGACGGCGACGACAATAGCCTTATGCCCGCCGATAAGTCTAGTGCTATTGCAGCCGAGAAAGGCTTCCAGAATGCTATCTGGTTTATGCCGGTCGAACAGCTTATCAAGGTATTGCGCGAACTGTACAGCGCCCGCGAACAATGTAAGCAGGTAATTTACGAGATTACCGGCATTAGCGATATTATCCGAGGCAGCACCAACGCCAACGAAACCGCTACGGCGCAGAACATAAAATCACAATGGGGCACAATGCGCCTACAGCGTATGCAGGGCGAAGTCCAGCGCTATGCCCGCGACATATTGCGCATCATGCTGGAGCTGGCCGCGTCGAAGTTTTCTGAATCGACATGGGCTAAAATGACCGGCTTGCCGTTTGCAACGGAAGAGCAAGTGGCGCAGGCGCAAGCCATTGTGCAAGCATCACAGCAAATGCCGCAGCCACAACAAGCACCCATGCAGCCAGGACAGCCACCGCAACAACCCCAAGTCAGCCCCATCGTTCAACAAGCGCAACAAACCCTGCAAGCGCCGCAATGGAGCCAGGTGCTTGAGCTATTACGCAATGACATCGACCGCAGCTATCGCATCGATATCGAAACCAATTCCACGGTATTACCGCAGCTCCAGGAAGACCAACAGAACATGGCGCAAGTCCTGGACGCGCTCAGCAAGTATCTGCAAGGCGTAACGCCATTAATTCAGGCAGGGGCATTCCCCTTCGAGGCGGCTAAGGCCATGATGATGAGCGTGGTGCGAAGATTTCAATTCGGCCAGGAAATCGAAGATTACATCAAGGAAATGAAGGAGCCTACGCCGCCACCGCCGCCACAAGACAATACCATGCAAATCAAACAGCTTGAAATGCAGGCTAAACAAGCCGAAAATCAAGCGCAACAACAAACGGAAGTGCAGAAAGCGCAAGCGAATAATCAGCTTGAAGCGCAAAAGCTTGAAGCGGATAGAATCATCGAACAAGGCCGCGCAGCAACTCAAATGCGAATCGAGGAAATGAGGATACAATCCGCCGAAAAGATTGCGCTATATACAGCCGATTTACATGCGCAAACACAAATTGAAATAGCCAAAATCGGCTTAATAGACAGAGGAAACCAGCATGATTTTATCAGGTAATACTATCACCATCACGCGTCCCGCCAACACGACCGCTTACACAGCGCTTGATGTTGTCGGCGACACGACAGGCAGCGCCATTCTTGAGTTTAAAAACATTAAATCGCCGGGAGGTGGCGAAATACTGATTACATCGGTCGAGCTTGAGATCGATGTCGCCTCGCTTCCGGCAGGCATGACCGGCTTCAATGTGCGGCTATACAATGTCAGCCCGACGGCCATAGCTGATAATGCGGCTTGGTTATACGATTCTGACGACCGCGGCAAATACCTTGGCAAGATCGTATTGGCTACGCCAATTGACGAGGGCGGTACGCTATTTATCGATAATGACCTGACCTCGCCAAAGCAAGTCTCTTTATTATCGTCAAGCCTGTTTGTAGAGCTTCAAACCATTACCGGCTATACACCGGCAGGCAATAGCGAGACTTACCGCCTAACCATTCACGCTATCGAGGTTTAATCATGACAAAATCCTTGCAGACCTTACCTTCTATTTTCTCATGCGGCATTATCAGCACCGAGAACATTGGCGCATTGACGGCCATTAATGCCGAGTTAGCGGACGCATGGGGTAAGCGCCAAGTATTCCGTACTGAGACTGAAATGAGGGTATCGGTCTTGCAGGATGGCAAATTCCCCACCTTGGCGAGCAAATACTGGCAAAGCGTGAGGGAACAGACGGTCATGCTGGACAACTTGGCAATCATGGGATTCGATTACCGGCGCAACGAGTTAAAGATCAAGAAGCTGAATAAGCAACTACTCGAAGCCGTCGAGGAGTTCGAGATTGAGGAACTGCAAATTGATCTTGATGAATGCTACTTCCGCAAGGCCAGCTCCGAGCAAGCGGCAAATGATAGGGTACGCGAGATCAAGCTTTGGTCTCAGATCAAGTCCGAGTTGGATGATGGTACGTTCGACACCCGCGACGTTAACACGCATCAACTGGCCAGCATGACCAAAGCCCTGCATAGGCGCAAAGACTGCCTAACCGAAGGCTCAAGCCAAGCCGAAGTGATCAACGTGCTTGGGCCACTGCAAACCGCCGAGAGGTTGGCCAATGGCAGTTAAATACTACCTACATGATGCGGCCCAGGCGGGTGCATGGTCAGCGGGCGGAAATCTTGTTACAGCAAGGTATTTTATCGCGGGATTCGGAACCAGTTCGGCGGCGGTTGCAGCGGCAGGACAAATAGATGGGTCAAATGGAACAGGCGCGAGCGAGGATTATAACGGTTCAACTTGGTCGAATAGTGCTCACACGGTAAACGGTAGCAATATTGGTGCTTATGGATGCGGCGTATCGACGGCGGGAATGATCGCAGGAGGCGATAGATTCGGCGTCGGAAAGCTTAATGAGACTCAAGAATGGGATGGCGACACATGGTCGATGAGCGGCGTTCTTTCTGCTAATAAAACGTATGTCGGCGTCGGCGGGACACAAACCGCCGCATTTGGCGCGGGCGGCCTAACAACTGTCGCCATTGCAACGACCGAAGAATATAACGGCGCAACCTGGTCGGCAGGTGGAAATCTTGTAACCGCCATATACCAAACTACATCATCAGGGACACAAACCGCAGGATTAATAGCGTCAGGCAATACGGGGTCAGTATCTAACGTCACTCAGGAATATGATGGTGCGGCATGGGCTTCCGGGGGCAATCTCCCCGCAGCATTAAAGACGTGCGGAGGGTCTGGAGGTGGAACTCAAACAAACAGCTTATTATCAAATGGAAGTGATGGGTCACCTGTTAGCACCACTTATTTTTATGATGGGTCGGCATGGGCCTCTAGGTCATCGTCATCGAATGCTAAGTCTGCAGTAGGAAGCGCTGGATTAGCGGGAAGTACATTAATTTACGGGGGCGCTTCCGGTGGAGTAAAAACAAGTAGCACAGAGCTTTACTCAGCAATAGCGCCGCCTACCTATCAATCCGCATCAACACCGGATTGGATAGCGACCGGAGGGACAGTATCGAAGTCGCTAAGCACCAGCATCGGCGTCTTGCAAGCCTCGGTAGCCGGAACGACAACCGCAACAACATCAGCCCAAAACGGACTTATCGGCGTTTTTACCTCGGCTGCGCTTGGAGGCGCAACAACCATTGGCGGCGGCAATATCGTCGTTAGCATTGCGGACAAGGAAAGTGACCTAGCGGCTAACTTTTTTGTTAACGGCGTTGATATTTATGTTTGGCGGCCATCGACACAAACAAAGGTTGGCACCGTTAAAGCATTCGGAACCGGCACGGCCTTGGGCGCTGAACCCTCATCAGCCAACTCAGAAGAAACCACGACTCTTGTTATCATAGGCAGCACGGCGGTTAGTGCGCTCACCGGTGATGTGGTTGTGATTGAGCTTTGGGCGCGTCATACGCAAGGTACGGCAGCCGCCTACACGGTAACAACTTACTATGACGGAACGGTAGAGCAGGTTGTAGAAAACACGGTCGTTTCAGATCACGCCACTTATGTAAATATTAACACGGCAGCGGATGACGGTATTAACCCCGGCAACAACAGAAACCCACGCACGATTTACAATCTTCTGGTTAAGAACCAGAAGAAAGGCGGCGGAGGCGGTGGCGGTAAAGGAATTTTGCGCAAACGCTGGCCCTGGATTGTACAATAATGCCGACTTATACCTATAAATGCGAATGGTGCGGCGCACGCTTTGAGCGCACCGTAAGAATGAAAGAACACAAGCCGTATGCTGAATGCACCTGTGGCGAGTCGGCCAAGCAGACTATCGAGACTGCGCCTATGGTCGTTATCCCTGAGCACATGCGCTGGAACGCGCAGGCCTACACCTCCCCTATCGATGGCCGTCCAATTACTAATAAGCGCCAGCGAGTCGAGGACATGGCGCGAAGCGACTGCATCGAGTACGAACCCGGCATGAAGCAGGACGCCGACCGGCGCGTGATCGAAAGCGACAGGGAACTGGACAAGCTGGTTGACGATACAATCGACAGAGAAATTGCATCAATGCCCGCAGTAAAATTAGAGCGTCTTGACGCGGAATTGTCCGCGGGCATGACGGCGGAACCAATTAGACTTTAGGACTTGTATGAGCGAAGACAATGAAGATACTTTCGATATTGATAGCGGTGTTGCTGATATTGCCGACGGGCTTGGCTTTGATACTGGCGAGGATGTTGATTTTGACGATGAAACAGAGGAATCGGATAGCGAAGGCGGTGAGGAATCCGAACAGGTAGAAGAGGCCAAAAAAGACGGTGAAACCGAAACCACAGAAGCAACAAAACCGCCACCGCAATCCTGGGCAAAGGATAAGCACGAAGCCTGGAACAAGATACCGGATGATGCCAAGGAATATATTGAACTGCGCGAAAAACAAATGCTCGATGGTATCGAGCAATATAAGCAGGGGCATCAATACGCCAACGCCTTTGCACAAGCGCTTGAGCCGTTCCGCCAGGATATTGCGGCGACCGGCGTCGATGAGGTAACGGCAGTCAAGGCACTTTTAACCCATCATCGCGCCTTAACAAATGGTACGCTTGAACAGCGTCAAAAGGCTTTGCTTGAAATCGGCTACGCATCAGGAATTATCCCCAAGGAAGGTCAGACTGCGGCGGATTTGGAGCGCCAGCAACTGCAAATGCAACTGTATCAGCGCGACAGGATGGAGCAACAGCGCCAGCAGCAATATATCGCGCAACAGCAACAGCAAATTGCCCAAAGCGTCACGGCGTTCGCTTCCGACCCGACACACGAATATTTTGACGAAGTGGCGGATGACATCGTGGGGCTATTGCAAGCCGGTTATGACCTGAATACGGCGTATGAGAAGGCGGTTTGGGCTAACCCGGTGACACGGGCAAAGGAGATCGCCAAGACTCAGCAACAAAGCGCCCAAGCCAATGCCGAGAAAGCAAAGGCGGAGGCATTGGCGGCCAAAAAAGCATCATCAACCAACATTCGCCAGGCCACCGGGCGGGGCCGCGCACCGGTGCAGCCGTCGGGATCATGGGAAGATACCATGGCCGAGACGCTACACCGCATCAAAAGCCGCTAATGTGTTGACATTACCGAATAATTCAGTATGATTGATTTAAGCTAAATCCCGACAGGAATCAGCACCCGCAGTACATCAAGACACAGTTCCGGCCCCTGACAGGGCAACCCGAGATCGAGTGGAATGATAAGACGCCTTAACCGGCTTTTTACTTCACTTTTTTAAGGAATAAACGTTATGAGTTCTCCTAACTCAACGTTTACGGAACTGGTCACAACCACCTTCCGTAAGCACCGCAAAGAAATCAAAGACAACTTAAGCAACCGGAACGCTTTGTTGAAATACATCAACAAGCGCGGTAATTATATTACCGAGGACGGCGGCTTAACCATTGCAACCCCGCTTGATTATCAAGCAAACGGCACCTATCAGCGCTATTCCGACTGGGACGCGCTGAATATTGCAGCATCCGATGTAATCAGTTCCGCCGAATACCAATGGCGCCAGATCGCTATCAATGTCGTGGCGTCAGGCCGTGAATTGAAGATCAACAGCGGAGACAGTAAAATCATCAATCTGGCAAAGTCCAAAATGAAAAACGCCATTCGCACGTTCAACAACAACTTTTCAAGCGACCTTTACAGCTCAGGTTCGTTAAGCAACCAGATTAACGGCTTGCAAGCGATTGTAGCCGATGCTGGTACCGGCACCGTGGGCGGTATCGATTCAGCCACCTGGACATTCTGGCAAAACAGCGTATTTGACCTGTCTACCAATTCCGTAACTATTTCAGCAACCACCATCGAAGGCAGCGCGATGCTACCGCTTTGGCTGACGCTTGATAGAGGACCGGATGATTGCCCTGACTTGATCGTTGCCGACAACAACTATTTTGCATTCTTTGAAAATAGCCAAGTGTCTCTAAAGCGTTACGCGTCAAGCGACAAGGCTAATGCCGGATTCGCAACAATCAAGTATAAAAATGCTGATGTCATGTTCGACGGCAATAGCGGCATTCCTGCCAACCATATGTACTTCCTAAATACGGAATACTTGAAATTGGTCGTACACAAAGATGCCGACCTGACCGAGTTACCAGAACAACGTCCCGTCAACCAAGACGGCGTAGTCATTCCTGTTTTGTGGATGGGCAATTTGGTTTGCTCAAACAGAAAACAGCAAGGCGTAATAGTGGCCTGAGTACGCAATTATATATTGTTGCGTAATAGCATGATAAAATACTGTCTCGTTATTTATATAAACGGGGCAGTATTATGGCAAGAAGAAAAATAGATTTAACAGGCGAAAAGATCGGTCGTTGGTCAGTAATCGGTTATTCTCACAAAAACGAAAGAGGTGAGAAATACTGGACTTGCAAATGTGAATGCGGAAATACTTTAGCGGTTAAAGCAGGGAGCTTGCTACAAGGAAGATCGGTATCATGCGGATGCTATCACAAAGAAGCGGTATCTTCACACTGCATGACCGGAACAAGAACCTTTAAATCCTGGGAATCAATGAAACAACGCTGCACAAACAAAAACTCGCCAG